AGGCCGACCTTCAGGCTATGGCAGCCGAGCTTATCGATGATTTCAATTCAGACCGGGAATCCCGCAAGGAGTGGGCACGAGCCTATGTCAAAGGCCTAGACCTTCTCGGCATGAAGATCGAAGAGCGCAGCCAGCCGTGGCAGGGTGCCTCTGGTGTGTTCCACCCCGTCCTGACCGAAGCCGTTGTTCGCTTCCAAGCGCAGGCCATGAGTGAGCTTTATCCGGCCTCTGGCCCCGTTCGCACCAAGATCATGGGCAAGCTGACGCCTGAAAAAATGGATCAGGCCGACCGGGTAAAGACGGAGATGAACTACATCATCACCGAAGAAATGACCGAATACCGCGATGAGATGGAGCAGATGCTGTTCAAGCTTCCGCTTGCTGGCTCTTCGTTCAAGAAGGTCTACTACGACCCCATCCTTGAACGCCCGTGTGCCATGTTCATCCCTGCAGAAGACTTCGTTGTCTCTTATGGTGCCTCAGACCTGATAGAGTGCCCGCGCTACACGCATGTCATGAAGAAAACCAAGAATGAAATCTTGGAGATGCAAGTTGCTGGCATGTATCGAGACATCGAGCTGCCCGATCCTGAGCCTGATTTCTCCGACATCCAAGACAAATACGACGAGCTTGATGGGGAAAGCGCCGTTCTTGAAGACGATGATCGCTACACCCTTCTTGAAATGCATGTCACCATGAACATGCCAGAAGGATTTGACGATGAAAACGGGATCGCGCGCTCATATGTGGTGACTATCGATAAGTCATCCAAAGAGATTCTTGCCATCCGCAGGAACTGGTATGAAGACGACCAGAAGAAAAAAAAGCGGATGCACTTCGTCCACTACAAATACCTTCCGGGTCTAGGGTTCTACGGCACAGGTCTTATCCACCTTATGGGTGGACTGGCCAAGTCCGCGACATCGATTCTGCGTCAGCTCATTGATGCTGGCACTTTGTCAAACCTTCCTGCTGGTCTTAAAGCCCGTGGCCTGCGCATCAAGGGTGACGATACCCCCCTTATGCCGGGTGAATTTAGGGATGTAGACGTACCGGGTGGAGCAATCCGCGACTCGATCACGTTCATTCCCTACAAGGAACCATCATCAGTTCTCTACTCGCTTCTTGGGAATATTGTTGAGGAAAGCCGCCGCGTGGGCTCAGTCGCAGATATTCAAGTCGGCGACATCAGCGCACAGGCACCCGTTGGTACAACTCTGGCCCTGATGGAACGCTCCATGAAGGTCATGAGCGGCGTACAGGCCCGCCTACATGCTGCCATGAAGAATGAACTTCGCATTCTTGCGAGGATCATCCACGACTACATGCCCGCCGAATATGCTTACGAAATGGATGGCGACTTCAATCGCATCGAGGATTTCGACAAGCGCATTGATGTTATCCCAGTCTCTGACCCGAATGCTGCCACCATGGCGCAGCGGATCATGCAGTATCAAGCCGCCCTACAGCTTGCACAGCAGGCACCCCAGCTCTACGACATGGGAAAGCTGCACCGTCAAATGCTGGAGGTTCTTGGCATTCAGGATGCAAGCGACATCATCAAACTGCCGGAAGACATCAAGCCTGCAGACCCCGTGACCGAAAACATGATGATGCTGAAGCAAGAGCCAGTGAAGGCATTCAAGTACCAAGATCACGAAGCCCACATCGCTGTTCACATGGCGGCGATGCAAGACCCGAAGATGCGCGAACTGGTTGGTCAGTCGCCGTTTGCTCAGGCAATCGGTCAGGCTATGGCAGCGCACGTCACCGAGCACGTTGCCTTCCAGTATCGTCGCAACATCGAGAAGATGCTTGGTGTCGAATTGCCAAACGAAGATCAGGCACTGCCCGAGGATGTCGAGATCGAAATCTCTCGCCTTGCCAAAGACGCAGCAGAAAAACTCCTCCAAAAGGATCAGGCCGAAGCTCAGGCCGCGCAAGCGCAGCAGCAGATGCAAGACCCTGTTGTGCAGATGCAGCAACAAGAGCTTCAGCTCAAGCAGCAGGAACTGCAGCACAAGATCAAAATGGACGAAGCAAAGCTGCAGCTTGATGCGCTGAACAAGCAAACCAACGCACAGCTTCAGGCCCAGCGGATTACTTCCGAAAACCAAAGGGCAGGCGCGCAGATCGGTGCTCGCCTTGCTGCTGAACTTGACAAAGGACAGCGTGAAGACAAACAGGCTGGCGCAAAACTTGGAATCGAAATAGCAAAGGAGCTTGCTAAGGGAGATGGATGATACTGTGATCGCGCTGATAAGGCGCACGATACAAGAGTCCAAGCAAAGTCTAGAACAATTTCTCGCGGGTGGTGGCGCGGATAGCTTCGAAAAATACAATCGTGCCGTTGGCCGATACGAAGCCCTGTGTATCATAGAAGGAGAAATAGCGGACATAGAAAAAAGATACGTTGAAAGTTAGAACTTTTAGGGTATCTTGCAAACTGGGAGAGCTTCGCGGGTAGTCCGCGCAGGGTGACTGTGAGCCTTAAATCACTGCAGGAACGAGAATGTACACGGGTGAGAATACAACAGACGAGCGCGTAGCGTCCAAACTACCGCAGCCTCAGGGATACAAAGTCCTTATTGGCGTTCCGGAAATCAGCGAAAAAACCGAAGGCGGTGTCTTCCTTCCAGACGGCTTGAAGACTGCTGAAGAAACAGCGTCAATTATTGGCTTTGTCATGAAGCTTGGGCCAGATGCCTACAAAGACGAAAAAAAGTTTCCGAATGGCGCTTACTGCAAAGAAGGCGACTTCGTGATCTTCCGTTCGTACTCAGGCACGAGATTTAAGATTCATGGGACAGAGTTTCGACTCATCAACGACGACACCGTCGAGGCGGTTGTTGACGATCCACGGGGGTATAGCCGAGCATGAATCGCGTAATGGAAAAAGACGATTTTGAATTTGAGGAAGAGACCTCCTCAAAAGTTCAATCGAACAAATCTGAAGATGAAGACTTCGAGATCGAGGTAATCGACGACACGCCAGAACCGGATCGCGGCAAGGCGCGTCGTGCGGATGATGCCGAGGCTCAGGTTCCAGAAGACGATGAAATTCAATCTTACAGCGAAGGTGTGCAGAAGCGCATCAAGCAGTTGAAGTTTGAATACCACGAAGAGCGCCGCCGCAAAGAAGAGGCCGCTCGTCTTCAGGAAGAGGCGCTGCGCTACGCCCAGCAGGTTAAGGCTGAAAACGACAAGCTTCGCAAAACACTTGAAGAGGGCGAAGGCGTTCTTGTTAATCAGGCTAAGGGCCGTGTTGCTGCCGAGCTAGATAAAGCAAAGGCAGCTTACAAAGCAGCCTATGAGGCTGGCGACTCAGATGCGCTAATTGAGGCGCAAGAGCGTTTGACCGCGCTTCAAACCGAAAAGTTGCGGTATGACAGCTATCGCCCGCAACCGCGTCAGGCTCAAACCCCTGCACCGGAATATACAAGACCGCAGCCACAGCCGCCTCGTCCCGACGAGAAGGCAATGTCTTGGGCCCAGAAGAACACTTGGTTCGAGCGAGACTCTGAAATGACCGGATACGCTTATGGGCTTCACGAGAAGCTCGTAAGAAGTGGAGTTGATCCGCGAAGCGATGAGTATTACAATCAAATTGACCGTGCGGTTCGCCGCATGTTCCCGGATAGGTTTGACAGTGGGAAAATTGAGGAAACGGCACCCCTCCGTCAAGCTGGTAACGTGGTCGCCCCCGCTGCAAGGAGCGGAAAGAAACCACGCAAAGTGCAACTGACCTCGACGCAGGTCGCTCTCGCCAAGCGACTTGGGCTGTCAAATGAACAATATGCGGCGCAATTGTTGAAGGAAATGAACAAATGACGGATCGCACCCCACGCAACGCTGAAACCCGAGAAGAGGGTAAACGCAAGGTGACATGGGAAAGACCTTCGATGCTGCCTACCCCCGAACCCCGCGATGGCATCACCTACCGCTGGATTCGCACATCGACTCTGGGTAAAGCAGACAATACGAATGTTTCTTCCAGATTTCGTGAGGGTTGGACACCTGTCCGTGCAGTTGATCATCCAAGCCTTCAAATTGTGTCCGATATCGACTCTCGATTTAAGGACAACATTGAGGTCGGTGGCTTGCTGCTTTGTCAAAACGCAACCGAAAAAGTTGAGGCAAGGATGGATGCCCAGCGCACTATGGCCGAAAGTCAAATGAGTGCTGTGGACAACAACTACCTCAAGAACTCAGACCCTCGCATGCCCGTTTTGAAACCAGAACGTGCTACGCGAACTTCGTTTGGTAAGTGAACCTAAACAGTCGCTTGCCTTTGTTGAAATCTAGGAGGATGAGATATGGCTACTACTGCCGCTCCTTATGGCCTTCGTCCGGTGAAACGCGCCGACGGTATGCCTTACGCTGGGGCTACGTCCCAGTACCTCATCGATCCGGCTGGTGAAGCGACGAACCTGTTCTATGGTCAAGTCGTCATCATTGGCGCGGATGGATACATTGCTCTTGCTACCGGGACGGGTTCCGACCTGACCACGAACAGCATCAGCGGCACGACTGGTGTCGGCGCTATCGGCGTCTTCGTTGGTTGTGAGTATGTGAACTCTTCGGGGCAACTCGTTCAGGCACAATACTACCCCTCTGGTACTGCTAACGGTGGCACGATCAAAGCCTATGTCGTCGATGACCCCAACGTCCTGTTCCAAGCACAGCTTGACGGGTCGGGTGCTCAGACGGTCATTGGCACCAACACGTTCTTTGCTGCAGCGCAGTCCACCTCGACAGGCTCGACCTCGACGGGTAACTCGACTTCGGCACTGGATGCCACCGTCCAAACCGCAGCGGCTGCATTCCGCATCGTTGCTCATGTGTCACCTGCAAGTGATGCGTTTCCGGATGTACTTGTAAAGTTCAATCCGGGCGCTCATCAGATGACTAACAACGTCGGCCTGTAAGGAGTTGTGACATGGCTATTTCACGCGCCCAACTTCTGAAAGAACTCCTGCCGGGTCTTAACGCCCTGTTCGGTTTTGAGTACGGTAAGTACGAAAACGAGCACGCAGAAATCTACGAGACCGAAACCTCTGAGCGTAGCTTCGAAGAAGAAGTCAAGCTGTCTGGTTTTGGCGCAGCTCCGGTGAAAGCCGAAGGTGCATCTCTTTCGTATGACAACGCACAGGAATCTTTCACTGCCCGTTACAACCACGAAACCGTGGCAATGGGCTTCTCCATCACTGAAGAAGCGATGGAAGATAACCTGTATGACTCGCTGTCTGCGCGTTATACGAAGGCTCTGGCTCGCGCCATGGCTTACACCAAGCAGGTTAAGGCAGCATCGCTGCTGAACACCGGGTTCGACGTCTTCACCTCCGGTGACGGCGCGTTCCTGTTCAGCACGACGCACCCGACTGTGGCTGGCACCAACAACGCCAACCGTCCGTCGGTCGCGGCTGACCTCAACGAAACCTCGCTCGAACAGGCTGTGATTGATATCGCAGCATACACTGACGAGCGTGGCCTGCTGATTGCTGCACGTCCGCGCAAGTTGATCGTGCCGCCGTCTCTGATGTTTGTTGCAACTCGTCTGCTGCAGACCGAGCTGCGTGTCGGCACCGCCGATAATGACATCAACGCTCTCAAGTCGAACGGTTCGATCCCGGAAGGCTACCGTGTTAATCACTATCTTACTGATTCTGATGCATGGTTCCTGACCACGGACGTTCCGAATGGCATGAAGCACTTCGTGCGTACTGCGATGCAGACCGCGATGGATGGCGATTTTGACACCGGAAACGTTCGCTACAAGGCTCGGGAGCGTTATTCGTTTGGCGTCTCTGATCCGCTGGGCATCTACGGTTCGCCGGGTGCATAAGTTCAATTAAACTTATAAAGAGGGGGCGGCTTCGGTCGCCCCTTTCTTTTTTATCGTGCCCCGTGTACACTTCGCGCAGGGTAACATCAGCCACGCAGACAGGACGCCCGACCTGACGATGCACAGACTGCGCGGCGAATCCTTGTGCAAGGGGTACTTCCATGGCTAATACAACTTTCAGCGGCCCCGTCCGCTCGCAGAACGGCTTCCAGACCATCTCCGTAAACGCAGACAGCGGAACCGAAACCCTCACTGGTTCGTTCGGTTTTGGCATCGCGAACCCCGCAGGTGTTGGCATCACCGCTGGTACTGGTACGGTCTACGAGACCTCCGTTGCCCGCAACAATGGCATCGTGACCACCTCGATCATGATTGACCTGACTGGCCTGCAGTCTGGCGGCACGGCTGGCGACATCATTGGTACTAACGGTGCGGGCGTGGCTTACATTGCTCGGATCACGACCGCCGACAACGGCACCGTGTTCGGCGTTCGTATGACCTGCTATGAGCTTCCGGCTGGCGGCGACACCGACATCGACCTGTACTCGGCCACCGAAGGTACGGGCGTAGAGGATGTCGCGATCTCGACCCTGACCGAAACCCAGATCATCAACTCCGGCACTTTGGCTTTGGGGTCGGCGGTCTTCGGCACCAACATCGCTGCCAACCAGTATCTCTACCTCGTTGGTCAGGGCACCGCTAACGCGGCCTACACCGCAGGTCGTCTGCTGATCGAAATCTTCGGCTACGACGCCTAATAGGAGTCTCTCATGGACGACGTATACGTTCGATCTGGCCATCTGCACAGCAGTGGGTTTATCTACAAAGGGCGAGCTGCCGTAAAGGCTATCGATGTTGTAGGTAGCGCAGCTGCTGGCATTTTGGAGCTATGGGACACTGATGTGGCCCCAACAGCAGCTACTTATGGGCGTTCTTTGGCGGTAGTTACTGTTACCAAAAATGCTCACGGGTTAAAGACTGGTGATTTCGTTGGCATTTCTTATGAAGAGGCCAGCGGCGTTATTGCGACTCCGGGGAACTACCCGATCACGGTCACTGATGCAAATACGTTTACCATCACTGACATCAACAGCGGTACAATTGCTACCTCTACAGTGTGCCGTTATGTTTCGGCTGTAGTAGATGGAAACAATGCTCGATGGATGGCTACCTATCATACATCGGCTAGCGACATATTCTTTAACGGGTTCACAATCCCCGGCAACGGATTGTTGGCTCGGATTAGCGTTTATGTTTATGCCGATGAGCTTGCCTCAATAAATATCTACTACGGATGATCCCATGGCAAAGACGCCAGCTCGCTCTTACAAGCTACCTGAATGGGACGGTGTCTGCTCCTCCTGCGGGAGGGGTGCGCCCGATGCTTCTTTTGGCGGGGGTCGTGCAGGTGAGTGCAACTTTTGTGCAAAGGTTCGCTGGAACGCGGGGAACCCCGTAAAGTTGCGGGCGCAACGTCTGTACGGCAACGCTCAAAAAAGAGCGAGGGATATGGGATGGCCCCCGCCAGACTTCGGCTCCGTCTGGATCGAGGAAAAAATCCTTTTTGGTCACTGCGAGGTCACAGGGCTTCCCTTTGATCTGACCTCCCAGACGTCAGACACCACTCAAGCGAAAAACCCTTGGGTGCCGTCCTTGGATCGCATCGACAGTGCGGGGGTGTACTCCAAGGACAATGTGCAACTTGTCGTGTACATGTATAATGTGTGCAAAGCGGAGTTCTCGCACACCGACGTGGTTAGGTTTTGTCGCTCTGTGGCTGCAATGGAGGTAGAAGTTGGCTAAACCTAAATCCCCTGCGTGGCAAAGGGCAGAAGGCAAAGACCCTAAGGGTGGCCTGAATGCAAAAGGGCGGGCGTCAGCCAAGGCTCAGGGCATGAACCTCAAGCCTCCAGCTCCGAGCCCTAAGACCAAAGAAGACAAGGGTCGTAGGGCTTCCTTTTGTGCCCGGATGACAGGCATGAAGAAGAAGCTTACGAGCGAAAAGACCAAGCGAGACCCTAACAGTCGCATTAACAAAAGCCTTAGGGCGTGGCGATGCTAAAACGTGATTGGGGCAGAGTTCCTAAAACACCCAATTCTAATGGGGATTATCGCTGCAGCCGCTGCCGCGAATGGAAGCCAACGTCCGCTTTTAACAAAAACAGGAACCAGAAGTCCGGCCTGAACTATATGTGCCGAGACTGTTCGACGGCTCATGTCAGGTCGCTAAACCTTCCGGCAAAATACGGCATCACTACAGCCGACTTTGCGGAGATGCTCCTCAAGCAGGGCGGCAAGTGCGACTGCTGCGGCTCTCAGTTCGCAATGGAGGGTCGTAAGGCGGATCGCCCGTGCGTGGATCACAATCACAAAACAGGGGAAGTCAGGTCACTACTGTGCGGTAGGTGTAACCTTGCGGCAGGAAACGTGCTAGACTCCTCGGATATGGCCGATAAGCTTGCGGCTTATCTACGAAAATGGAACTGCTGAGGTGATGTATGCCGCTGACATCTAAGGGCAAGAAGATCAAAGCCGCCATGGCCAAGCAGTATGGCAAAAAGAAAGGCGAGCAGGTTTTTTATGCTGCTGAGAACAAGGGCTCTATCAAGGGCGTAGCTAAGAAGGCGAAGAAATGACAATCAGTCGCGCCAACATGAGCAAACAAATTGTTAACTCGCCAAAGAAGCCCGTAAAGATGAAGGACGGCGGCAAGAGCCGCGTCAACGAGGCTGGCAACTATACCAAGCCGGGAATGCGCAAGTCTATGTTTGAGAGCATTAAGGCTGGCGGCAAGGGCGGCAAGCCGGGTCAGTGGTCAGCTCGCAAGGCGCAGATGCTCGCAAAGCGGTACAAGGATTCTGGTGGTGGCTACCGCGATTGAGCAAGACCTTCGAAGTTGGTCGCGTGAGGTTCTTGAACCGCCAAGCAAACACCTAAACGGCATGCCGCCATGTCCTTATGCTCGCAAGGCATGGCGGGAAAACAAAGTTCTCGTTATCGAATCAGACAACTTCGAGGAAGATGTTGCCAAGTACTGCCGAGAATTTTACGAGTTTGACAAAGAACTCATTGTTGTTGGCACATACGACATCCCGGACATAGACGACTTCAGCGCCTTTACCGACGCGCTTAATGAAAAACACCCGTCCCTACACTGCATGCAGTTCCATCCAGACTACGGCGCTGATGACGCGGAGATGGACTTTCTAACGGACAACGACTGGGAAAGTTCAATTGAACAAGACTACTGTATGATGTTCATACAAGACCTTCGGCTCGTTGTTGCTGCTAGTGACAGGCTTGAGATACTAGGGTACTATTCCGCCTATCCCCAAGACGAGTACGAAGCTCTCGTCATCAACCGCAAAAGGAGATTGAACCATGGCGATGAAGCCCAGAGCAATGAAGAGCGGAGCTAAAAAAATGATGCGTGGCGGCATGACCGACAAGCCGATGGGCATGAAGGATGGCGGTAAAGCCAAACCCATGCGTGGCGGCGGCAAAGCCAAGAAGAAGTAATGTCAAAGGCTGCGCCTCAAAGAAGCCTAGACAGTTGGACAAAGCAGAAGTGGCGAACCAAATCTGGTAAGCCGTCCACTCAGGGGCCCAAAGCAACGGGAGAGCGTTACTTGCCTGAATCGGCAATAAAGGCTCTCTCGCCTGCTGAGTATGCCGCAAGCACTAAGGCCAAGCGTGAAGGCACACGCAAGGGTAAGCAGTTTGTAGCCCAGCCCAAGAATATCGCCAAGAAAACCGCTGCTCACAGAAAGGCCAAATAATGGCTGTAGTCACACCAGATCTTCCAGAACTTTTTGAGGAAGCCTACGAACGGGCTGGCCTTGAAATGCGCTCGGGATACGATCTTAAAACAGCGCGGCGTAGTCTTAACCTGATGACGCTGGAGTGGCAGAATCGTGGGCTTAATCTGTTCACGATTGATTCCGGCACACTTGCCATCACGGCAGGTACTGCAACCTATACAATGCCGTCAGATACCATCGACCTTCTAGAGCATCAGCTTCGTACAGGAACTGGCACAAGTCAGACCGACACGGCGCTTGAGCGTATTAGCGTGTCTACTTATGCCCAGCAGACAAACAAGAACACGCAGGGACGGCCAACTCAGATTTATGTGCAAAGACTGCCAACTGAAACAAAGGTAACTCTGTGGCCAGTCCCCGACGCTACAACGCCATACACCTTGGTGTATTATCGCCTGAAGGGGATTGATGGTCTATCGTCTGGTATTGGATCATCTACCAGTTCTGTGCCGCCTCGGTTCGTTCCTGCTCTTGTGTCGGGACTCGCTTATTACATCGCCATGAAAAAGCCAGAAGCTGGAGATCGCGTTGCTGCCCTCAAGCAGGAATATGAGTTCCAGTTTAATCTGGCATCCGGCGAGGATGAAGAGCGTGCATCTGTAAGGTTTGTGCCGTTCAGCTCTTACATGATGGGTGGCTAATGTCTTACGCTAAAGGAAAATATGCGTTTGGCTTCTGCGACAAGACCGGGTTTCGCTATCCGCTTAGTGATCTTGTTTGGGAGTATAACAACGGAACAAAGACTGGTTTTCGAGTTGGGCGAGATGTCGTTGATCCAGATCAGCCCCAAAACTTTCTTGGGCGCGTGAAGATCAATGATCCACAATCTCTGATGAACCCAAGGCCAGATACATCTCAGGATGCCAGCAGGCAGCTATGGGGTTGGAATCCGGTTGGGAATCCAGCACAGTATATGGTAGGGTCTGTTGGAACCGTGACCGTCAACACCACCAATGGAGCATGACATGAAAAAAGACATGAAGAAGATGATGGGCGGCGGTATGAAGATGGTTGAAAAGGGCGGGAAGAAAGTCCCGGCCTTTGCTGCTGACGGCGTTGGCAAGATGGCCATGGGTGGCAAAGTCAAGAAGATGGAAATGGGCGGAAAGTGCCGTGGCATGGGCGCTGCCTCCAAGGGTGGCCAGTACCGTATGGGGTAAGTTCAAATGAACTATTCTGAGCTAGTAGAAGCGATTGAGGATTACACGGAGAACACGGAGACAACCTTCGTGTCCAATATCCCTACGTTTGTGCGTCAGGCTGAGGAAAGAATTTACCGCACAGTAATGATCCCAGAGCTTCGCAAGAACGTCACCGCAAACATGACGGCATCAAATCGTTTCTTGGCTCGGCCCTCTGACTTTCTATCTCCGTTTTCCCTTGCTGTGATTGATGGAAGTGGGAACTACACGTTCCTTCTTGATAAGGACGTGAACTTCATTCGAGAAGCTTACCCGTCCATATCGACTACTGGCTTGCCAAAGTACTACGCAGAGTTTGACGGCGATGTGCAGTCAACAAACTCTCCGGGTCACTTTATCCTTGGGCCGACTCCGAACGCCAGTTATAGCGTTGAGCTTCACTACTACTTTGATCCGCCGTCGATTGTTGATTCCGGCACATCTTGGCTTGGCACCAATGCAGAAGAGGTATTGCTGTATGGAAGCTTGATCAATGCTTACATCTTCATGAAAGGTGAGCAGGATGTCATGGCTGCCTACCAGCAATCATACGACAATGCACTTCGCCGCCTTGTGACCCTTGGCGAAGGACGCCTGAAGCGCGACAGCTACCGTGACGGTGAGCCAAGGATCAACATGTAATGTTTGAGGTCAAGCTAAGCATTCCACGCGATGAGCCTGTTGTCTTAGTAAAGACAACTCACAACCGTGGCTTCACGCCAGAAGAATTGGCGGAGCAGTGCGTGAATCGAATTGTGTCTGTCTCCGATAGCGCGCATCCGGGGATTCGAGATCAGGCTCGCGCATTTCAAAGCCACATTGAAACGCTTGTGGCGAGCTATATGCGGCAGGCTATTCGCAGCGACCGCACAACTGTGTATAATGCGCTGATCGATGCTGGCCATCCAGAACTGGCCGAACTCATAAGGAGACTCTGACATGGCCTTCACTGGCAACTTTATGGCTACGTCCTTCAAGCAGGAAGTCCTGCAGGGAGTGCACAACTTTACTAACGGCACGGGCAACACTTTTAAGCTCGCGCTATACACCAACAGTGCCTCATTCACGGCTGCAACGACAGCATACACTTCCTCAAACGAAGTGAGTGCTTCTGGGTCGTATTCGGCAGGTGGTGGTGCTTTGACAAATGTCACTCCGACTACCAGTGGAACGACAGGGTTTGCTGACTTCAACGATCTAACATTTACCTCGGCCACCATCACGGCTCGCGGCGCGTTGATCTACAATGACTCTGCTGCTGGTGATCCTGCTGTTGTTGTTTTGGACTTTGGGTCTGATAAAACCTCAACGGCTGGTGACTTCACTGTTGTCTTCCCAACGGCAGACGCATCGAACGCCCTTATCAGGATCGCCTAAGACATGACAGATGTCGTCGTCCCCTTTAGCGGCTGGGGCCGAGCGGGGTTCGGCGAACTCGCTTGGGGCGAAGGCAGCGTTGCTGTTGGCTTTGCCACGGGCGAAGTCGGCAGTGTTGCAGTTACTACAACTGAAAACATATCTGTCAGCGTTACGGGCGTATTCGGGACGGGTGAAGTCGGAACGGTAACTGTTGAAGCGGATGCCAGTGTTTCGGTCACAGGCGTCTTTGGAACAGGGCAAGTTGGCAACGTTACCGTTTCTGAGGGAGCTGGTGTTACGGTAAACGTCACGGGCGTTGAAGCAATTGGTGAGGTTGGAACCGCAGGAGTTCAGGAGTCCGTTTCGGTAAGTGTTACCGGGGTTGAGGCGACTGGCAATGTCGGAAGCGTTGCCATCATTGGCGCTGCAAACGTTAACGTTACTGGCGTTAGCAGCACTGGGCAGGTCGGTCAGGTTACCACCATCTGTGATGCCAATGTCTTTGTAATTGGCGTTTCAGCTACAGGATTGGTCAAACCTGTGCTAGTGTGGGGCAGGATTGTCCCAGACCCCGGAACTGTTTATACTGAGATTACACCCTCAGTCGGCACCATCTGGACTGAAATCGCGGCGTAAGGAACCAAAATGCCAAGTTCATATACTCAGACAGGCATAGAGCTGATTGCCACTGGTGAACAGTCAGGCACTTGGGGCTCGACCACAAACACCAACCTGCAGATCATCGACCGCTTGACCAACGGCGTTGGTGCAATTGCACTTTCTGGAACGACACACACACTGACGACAACTGATGCAACGTTGTCTGACGGACAGTATGCGGTTCTGGTCTTTGGTGGGAGCCCGAGTGGCACTAACACGGTAACCATCTCTCCCAATGACGGACAGCATTTGTATGTTGTTAAGAATTCCTCGGGACAGAGCGTGGTTCTGACGCAAGGCTCTGGCGGAAACGTCACTGTAGCCAATGGCGACACAAAAATTGTATACAGCGATGGCGCTGGTGCAGGGGCTGCCGTGGTAGACCTTACCGCTGACCTTGCCATGTCGAGCGTCAACATCACGGGCGGTTCGATTACTGGGATCACCGACCTCGCTGTTGCGGATGGCGGTACTGGGGCGTCGTCTGCATCTGCCGCGCGCACGAATCTTGGGCTTGGAACTGGAGACAGCCCGACGTTTACTGCAGTCACTGCTGGTCAGGTGGACATTACGGCGCAAGGAGACCTTCGTCTTCAAGACACTACGGGCGGGGAGTATGTTGCGCTTCAGGCACCCGGCACTGTCTCTGCCAGCTACACTTTAACGCTCCCTGCAGCGGATGGCACAAGCGGACAGGCTCTGGTGACAAACGGCTCCGGGGCGCTAAGCTTTGGGAGTGCGGGAATTTCTACAGGCAAGGCCATCGCCATGGCCATCGTGTTCGGCTAAGGAGATAAACTGTGGCAAACCCTAATATCGTCAACGTCACCTCGATCCTCGGCAAGTCCGCCGTGGTTGATCTGACCACCACCAACGCAACGCTTGTCGTCGAAAATACGGCAGCGTCCAACAAGGTCTTTAAGATCAATTCGCTGATCATTTCAAACGTGGACGGAACCAACGCCGCCGACATCACGGTTTCGCTCTACAGCGAGGACAACATCGGCGGCACGGCGACTCAGATCGTAAGCACGGTCTCGGTTCCTGCGGACGCCTCGCTCGTGGTTATCGACAAGAACACCTCGATCTATCTTGAGGAAGATCGTTCCATCGGTGCGACGGCGGGTTCCGCAAACGACCTGAAGGTCGTAATTAGTTATGAGGAAATTTCGTGACGTTAGGAGGCTAGTATGGCTACGTCCCAAGGCGGCTACGTCAACGGCGGCTTTGACCTTCTGAAGGCCCCCGACGCCCCGACCATCACGTCTGTCACAACCAGCATCGGCAGCATGTCCGTGGCCTTCACCGCGCCCGCCAACCCCGGCGGAAGCGCGGTCACGGGCTTTACGGTCACGGCCATCGACGAAAGCACCGGGGCATCCGTCGGCGCGACGGGGTCGGCGTCTCCGATTAGCATTTCGCCCGGCAGCGGCACGTTTAAGGTTCGCGCGGCGGCTTCCAACATCTATGGGCCGGGGCGGGTATCGGAATTTGATACGGGGAATGTGGTTTACGCTGGGGCGGAGCTAGAGACTTGGGGTCGTAACAGTAATGGCCAGCTTGGTGATGGAACTGTTGCTTATCGTTCAAGCCCTGTTCAAGTTGGGGCGCTTACGAACTGGAGCCAAGTTTCCCTTGGGGATACGTTTAGTGCCGCAGTGAAAACAGACGGCACTTTTTGGGCTTGGGGAAACGGTGGGAACGGCGGCCTCGGGAACAACACAACAGGACAGGTTTCCAGCCCCATACAGGTCGGAGCCCTTACTAACTGGTATGAGTTATCTCTTGGAGAAACTCACGTAACGTCCATCAAGACGGATGGTACGCTTTGGACTTGGGGCAATAATCTTCATGGACGCCTTGGTGATGGAACAATTGTTTCCAAGTCTAGTCCTATTCAGGTCGGAGCACTTACGAGTTGGGCTCAGTCGTCTGGAGGCGGCCAGCATAGTGCCGCCACTCGAACGGACAGAACGCTTTGGGCTTGGGGGCTCAACAGTACTGGACAGCTTGGAGACAATACGGTCATTGCCCGCTCTAGCCCTGTTCAGGTTGGTGCTCTAACCAACTGGAGCCAAGTGTCCGGAGGCGCGACAAGTACAGCGGCCGTTAAGACTGACGGTACGCTTTGGTCTTGGGGCAATAATACCAACGGCCGCCTTGGCGATGGAACGGTTATTAACCGCTCAAGCCCTGTTCAAATCGGAGCACTTACGGGATGGGCTGGGGTCTCAGCGGGAAGCTACCATGCAGCGGCTGTAAAATCTGACGGTACGCTTTGGGCTTGGGGGCTTAATAGTTCTGGACAACTCGGCGACGGCACTGTCATTGCCCGCTCCAGTCCTGTTCAGGTTGGGGCACTTACAAACTGGGCGCAGGTTTCATCCGGCCGCAACCATACGACGTCTATTAAATCCGATGCGACGCTTTGGGGTTGGGGACAAAACATCAGTGGGCAACTTGGCGACGGCACTGTTGTTTCTAAGTCTAGCCCGGTTCAAGTCGGAGCCCTTACGAGCTGGTATCAGGTCTCTGCAAGTGGCCTTCAAACCGCCGCCCTCTACGGAGTAACCTAAATGCCGAATTTCTCCGCAAAATGGGGCTTGATGGAGCAACTGCAGGCCGTGGCCGCAGGGACGTGGACGGGGTTGCCGACGTATGAGTTGTATGCGTGGGGGGCTAATAGCAGCGGGACGCTTGGACTAAACGACAGAAATGGGCGTTCTAGCCCGTCTCAAGTTGGAACACTAACCAATTGGGATGCAAGCTCGTCTGGCCAAGGCTTTATAGGTGCCTTGAAAAGCGATGGCACCTTGTGGATGTCTGGGTCAAACAATAACGGGCAGCTCGGAGACAACAGTGTTATCAATAGATCAAGCCCTGTTCAAGTCGGGTTACTGTCGGACTGGTCTGTAATCGCCTGCGGCGCTGGGTTTACCGTTGCAGTAAAAAACAACAACACGCTTTGGGCTTGGGGGTACGGAGATGCGGGGCGGTTGGCAAACAACTCATACTCTAACCGATCAAGCCCGATTCAAGTCGGGGCGCTAACAAATTGGGCCAATGCAAAAACTTCTTTGGTTAGTGTCGGCCACGCAGCTGCAGTAAAGACTGACGGCACTCTTTGGACGTGGGGTAGCAATGCTGTAGGCCAGCTTGGGGTTGGAAACACTATATCCCGCTCCAGCCCAGTTCAGGTTGGGGCGCTTACAGACTGGAGCATAATTGCTGTGGGCGTAGGAAACGTTGGTTCGATTAAAGCTGATGGAACTTTGTGGACTTGGGGTGAGAATGCAAACGGTCAGCTTGGGAACGGGCTATCCGGAATCGGTAACAGGGCTTCTAGCCCTGTAAAGATTGGGGCTCTTACCGACTGGTCTAAACTTAGCGCCGGAAGCTATTGTTTTATGGCCGTAAAAACTGACGGCACGCTTTGGGCGTGGGGCAACAATACGCAAGGGGAACTCGGACAGGACAACGTTATCGCGCGGTCTTCTCCGGTGCAAATTGGTGCCCTCACAACTTGGTCAAGCGTTTCCGGCCCCTCAGCCATCAAAAATGACGGGACACTTTGGGCTTGGGGTTCCAACGCCAGCGGCCAAGTTGGCGATGGAACCGTTGTTCGTCGTTCGAGTCCTGTTCAAATTGGCTCCTCGACCGCGTGGCTCAGTACTAGCAAAAATGATGGGTCAGGTGTTTCAACGGCCATCTACCAAGGCGTCACCAACTAATGCCTCAGAAAACCTTCCACTTCCTCGCAGGCCTCCCCCGCTCGGGCAGCACCGTCCTTGCCGCGCTCTTAAACCAGCATCCCGACCTTCACGCCAGCCCCACCAGCGGCATGGGCGAGGTGATGTTCAACACCTTCAAGGCGTGGCAGGGCAGCTCAGCCGAGCAGGCAGCACCGGACGAAGACCAGATCAAGGCCGTGCTGCGCGGCATCATGGATGCCAAATACGCCAAGGTCGAAAAGCCCGTCGTGATCGACAAGGCGCGGAACTGGGCCGAGGTCTCAAGCCTCCGGGTGCTGCACGAACTTCTGGGACGAAAGCCGAAGATTATCGCCACCGTTCGCAACATCGACGACTGCGCGGCATCCTTCGTGCGAATTGCGAAGCCCAACGATGTTGAGGATTTTCTGCGCAACAGTGACCTGATCGACCACCTCAAGAAGTCCTATCAGGTGCTTCTGACGGGCTTCAACTACGACAAGTCCTGCTTCCTCTTTGTCGAGTACGAAGACCTGATCGCCGACCCCAAGAAACAACTCGCCCGCATCCACGAGTTTCTTGAGATCAGCGACTTCGACTACGACTTCAACCACCTTGACGAGCACGCCCCCAAGGAGCGCGACGAGGAGATTTGGAACGTACCGGGCCTGCACACGGTGGCACCGAAGCTGGAAAAGCGGCACAACGACGACCCTGAAGACATCCTCCAACACATGCGCCAGAACTTCGTGCAGCCCTGCTTCTGGCGCGAGAAGCCGCTGACGACCGAGATGATCCACCCGCTCGACATGCAGTTGGCCGCCGGGATCATCGGCGACTTCAAGCGCGGCGAGGAGATTGCTCAGGAGCTGGCGATCAAGGAGCCGAAGAACCATCGCGCGGCCTTCAATCGCGGCTGGTACGAGATGCGCAAGGGCCACCTGCTGGACGGCATGAAGCTGCTGGACAGGGGCCGGATTGAGAAGGTCTTCGGCAACGAGGCACCGAAAGTGCCGACGCCGCTTTGGGATGGGCAGCAGGTCGGCACCGCGCTCTTGAACCTTGAGGCGGGCTTGGGCGACCAGATCCACGGCCTGCGCTTTGCCCGCGAGTTGAAGAAGCGCGGCAATCAGGTCATCGTGGCCTGCTCCGGGCCGCTGGCCTTGGTGGCGCGTCAGGCCGAGGGTGTGGACATGGTCATCCAGCACGAGGCTGCCTTCGGCGTGGTGCATGACTTCTGGCTGCCCAGCATGACGGCCAGCCTGCCCATGCGGTGGCAGTACAAGGACATCGATGGGTCGGCCTATCTGCCGCGCCCGCACACGAAGGGTGCCAAGCTGCGGATCGGCCTGCGCTGGCAGGGCAACCCAGAGTTTGAGCATCAGCAGCATCGCCTGTTCCCTCCGCAGTATC